TACTATAAAAAATGGTTTAATGTATGTTAAAACTCCATTAAAAAAGGATACAGGTATGTTATTTGATATGGGAAGATTAGATAATCACACATTTTGGATGAAAAATACTTATATTCCTTTAGATTTAATATTTCTAAATAGTAATTTTCGTATAATAGGACTTAAAGGCGACAATAACCCTTTATCATTAAAAAAGATAGGAATTGATAAAAATAGTAGATATATTTTGGAAGTAAATGCCGGTTCTATTAAATCTAAAAATATAAAGATAGGAGATTATATAGATTTTTATTCCATGCATCCACCACAGTAACTACAGTTGTATTTTATAATTTTATAACAAGGCCTATATGGTTTCTTTAAATAATTTTTATCCACTTTAAAATTTTTATTTTTTATTAATTTTCTTACCGGTTAACTCTCTTTTACATAAATCATTAAAATTATTAGGATAATTAGTTAGATACATATCTAAACAATTTTCACATAATACATTATAAACAAAATTAAAAACCCCTTCTTTTTTTATAATTTGAGATTTATTACAATAATTATCTTCTGTAGGAATCAAATAATATTGGCTAAATAATATATCATAACATAACCAACAATACATAATATTGAATTATAAAAAAATTGAAATATTAATTATTATCATTATATTTTTAAAATATATAAAATGGCTTCTACACATGATAAACCAACTGGCTTCATCAATAATGAATCTGATGATGAAGAAACTTATGATTCACCGACTGCAGTAACCGACTTAATTGAAACCTTGCTAGATTCTTATAAATATGAAAAAGAACATAATTTGAACCTTAGTATGGATGAATTTATGTGTTCTGAGAATTGCTGTTATGAATTATCTGAAATTGTTGATAGATTAAACCAGTGTTATTGTTGTAAAAGGCATCAAAATGATAGACCTAAAAAATTAGATAGATATATAGAAACTGAACATAAATATCTTAATAAGTTTCATAAGTGTCGTTGCCATTGCCGTCATTTGGTACGATTTGCCTGTCGTGCTGAATATGGGAGGATTTATTAAAGAAACTTTTGTAAAGTCTATAAAAATAATAAAAATATAAAATAACCCAGAATGATAAATTGTAAAATTGTATATTTTTTTGATATTTTTTATCTCCCATTCCCAACATTTTAAAAATAGGTGTATTTGGTCCAAACCAACTATCATCATCATAAAAATATCTCTCTAATTTAACTAAAATACATCTGTTCCATGTACCAAAATAAATATTAATTAGATTATGAATAAACATTATTAATATAATGACAAATATATTAATTGTATTTATAGGTAAATAAATTACATAAACCACATATAATAACATAATAAAAATATGGAGATATAGAATAATATTACCTTTGATAGTATTATTATCGGTTATATAAGTTAATAATTTATTAATAAAAATTTTAAGGTTTTCTATTCTTTCTCTCTTTATTTCTAAAATAGATTTATCTAACATATTAAATAAAGTATAAAATTATTATAAGATTTATACAAAATCATTTTATATTGGAGTAATTTGTTGATTTTTTTTTATTAAATAGATTAGTTTTATAATAGCTATTATAAAATTATTGATAAAAACAGATGTATTAGAAATTATAATTGGAATAATTTTTGTTGATATTCCATAAACTAGCATTAAAGAAGATGCTGTTAGATTTAACCCTATAAATAAAAATGATATATCATTTGTTTGTTTAGTTTTTATTGCTTTATATGATTGAGGAATAAATGCTATACTTATTATAGATGAACCTACTAAACCTATAATTTCAATATTACTAGTAGGCATGTATAATTTTATTAATAATTACTTTTTATTATATTTTCTTTTTTTCTTTGTGTATTTTTTTCTCTTTTTTTTTGTTTTATTATTTTTATTTCCTCCGTTTTCTATACCTCTTGTATAAGGTGCAAATTTATTCTTTGGTTTTTTTTTGGACATCGGACCATAACTATCATTTTTACGTTTTATTGTATGTTTAAAGCTTTCCCGATGTTGTTCATTTTTTTGATAACATAATGTACCATATTTACACCATGTTTTATCTAATTTTTTTAATCTAGAAATTATACGATTAGGTGGAGCTTCTAATCCCTTATCATACCCAAGCCAATATTTTGGAATATAAAAATCTGTTTGAATCATTCCAAGTATTGATAATAATTTTTCTTTATTTTCTCTAATATAGTCATTAAATCTGGGGTAAGACATAAAAGATTCTATTTGTGAAAGAAAGTCGTTTAGTTTTTTTAAATTTTCTGTATTAATCTTTTTATTTTGCTCATGTATATCTACAATAGTATTAGGAGTTGGAATATCTGATACTAAAAAGTTTGATTCTAATAATATTTTTTCTGCCTTTTTTGATAATTGTGGATCTTCTTTCTCAGTTAAGTCATATATTTCGATAAATTTATTTAATATTGTTATTATTTCATCTATTTTTGTTTTATCTTCATCGCTTTCTACATATAAATTTGTAAATAAATCATCTGTATCTGGCATTATATATATAAAATTGAAAAAAATAAATAAATAATTAATATTGTAAATTATAAAAATGATTAGAACAGAAAAACCGACAAAACTATATGATATACGTAAGGTTCCTGGTCAGGAAGGTTATAATAGTTTTTGTAATGGAACATGTTTTGCTCCAAGAGATATGAAAATAATTCGTTGTGGAACAGGAAAAGAAGAATGTGTAGCTATGACAGAAGAAGAAAAAAAAATGCAATCGCCGCCTTTAAATACTAAATTATATTAATTATTTTTGAACTTAAAGAAAAATAATCAATAATATAATATATTATTTTTCCTACTTAAAGAAATAATTAATATTTCACTTTTTGAACTTAAAGAAATTTTTTTTTTCTGAAGTTTTTTTCAATTCTTTTTTTCACTTTTCGAATTTGGACATCGAAAAATGTCCATTTTCGAAAAGTCGAATTGAGAATTAAAAAAAAACTTAAAAAATAAAAAAAAAATGAGTTTAGACCATAATGGTCTTATTTTGAAATTTTTGATAAAAATTGTTGTTACTATAACTTTTTTTACATTTTTTTTTAAAATTTAGGAACTTTTTTTTGTCAACATTTTATACTGACAAAATGTTGACAAAAAAAGTTCCAAAAGGTTCCGCTAAGTTTTTTTGTGAAAAATGTGATTATTCTACATCTCGTAAAAGTCAATATGAAAGACATTTATCAACCCAAAAACATAAATGTTTACATATGTTGACAGATTTAGTTCCAGAAAGTTCTAAACCTAAAATCGTAACAAATAGTACATTTATTTGTAGTTGTGGTAAGGAATACAAGCATAGACAAAGTTTATATATACATAAAAAAAAATGTAAAATAGAGAAAAATACAGAGACTATGAATATAGTAGAAAATGATAAATATAAAAATATGTTTTTAGACCTAATTAATGAAAATAAAGAGATGAGAAATATATTAATAAAACAACAAGAGCAGATAAGTGAGTTGATTCCAAAGGTTGGTAATTATAATACAATTAATAATAAAAACAATTTTAATATAAATGTATTTTTAAATGAAAAATGTAAAGATGCTATATCAATAGATGAATTTATAGAAAAGATAGAAATTTCAATTAAAAATCTTTTAATAACAAGAGAGAAAGGGCAAATTGAAGGTATAACAGACATAATATTAGAAAACATGAAAAAACTTTCTCTCTATGAAAGACCTTTGCACTGTACAGATAAAAAGAGAGAAATTTTATATATTAAAAATAATGAATGGCAGAAAGATAGAGATAATAAACAAATCAGCGAGGCAATAAAACAGATTGAAAAGAAACAATTAAAAAATATAGAAAAATGGCTAGATGCAAACCCAGACTATAATAAAAATAGTCTAAAACAACAAGAATTCACAGAGTTAGTTAAAGAAAGTAGTAAAACCATAGATAGTAATAATGATAAAATAATAAAAACCCTTTGTAAAGAAGTTTATGTAGATAGATAAATCCTGATTTTTCTTTAAGTAGGAAAAATGATATATTATATTATTTTCTTTAAGTAGGAAAAATAAAATATTATATTATTTTAATTATATTTTTTTTGAACTTAAAGAAAATAATTAATATTTCACTTTTTGAACTTAAAGAAATTTTTTTTTCTGAAGTTTTTTTACAATTCTTTTTTTCACTTTTCAAAATTGGACATTTTTCGATGTCCATTTTCGAAAAGTCGAATTGAGAATTAAAAAAAAACTTAAAAAATAAAAAAAAATAGTGTTTTAAACCATAATCGTCTAATTTTCATTTTTTTGGTAAAAAATGTTGTTACTATAACTTTTTTAACATTTTTTGAAAAAAATTTAGGCGTTTTTTTTGTTATCCATATATAGATAAATATGGATAACTATTTTACGCCAAAAAACGCCATAAAATATGAATGTATAAAATGCAACTTTATATGCTCTAAAAATAGTGACTATAATAGACATTTAATGACAGCAAAACATAAACGGATAACAAATGATAACTATTTTACGCCAAAAAACGCCAAAGCATTATATGTCTGCAAATGTGGTAATGAATATAAGTATCAGTCAGGACTGTCTAAACATAAAAAATCTTGTAATTTTCAAGAAGAAGAAAATACTATTATAAATGAAAGTAAAGATGAAATGAAAGACTTAGTATTTAAATTAATAAACGAAAATAATGAAATAAAGAATACTTTATTAAAAGAAAATCAAGATTTAAGAAATCAAATTAAAGAACAAAATCAACAGATAACAGAACTTATACCAAAAATAGGAAATAACAATAATAATATAAATAATAAAAATAAATTTAACATAAACGTATTTTTAAATGAGAAATGTAAAGATGCCTTATCAATTGACGAATTTATAGAAAATATTGATATTTCTATCAAAAATCTTTTAATAACAAGAGAGAAAGGACAAATTGAAGGTATAACAGATATTATAATGGAAAACATTAATAAACTTTCTCTCTATGAAAGACCTTTGCACTGTACAGATAAAAAGAGAGAAACACTTTACATTAAATATAATAATTGGCAAAAAGATAGAGATAATAAACAAATCAGCGAGGCTATTAAAAAAATAGAAAAAAAACAATTAAAAAATATAAAAAAATGGTTAGAAGCCAATCCTGATTATAACAAAGATAGTATAAAACAACAAGAATTCACAGAGTTAGTTAAAGAAAGTAGTAAAACCATAGATAGTAATAATGATAAAATAATCAAAACTCTTTGTAAAGAGCTTTATGTTGATAAATAAAAATTGAAATATAATTATATATAAACTTATAGCAATATAAAAATTATTATGTCAGATATTCTTAATTTTGATGCTTGGAAGAATGATTACAAAACACTTATTCTAAATTATAAAGAAAGCCAACTAGAATATTATAAAAAAAATAATGCACCATTTGAAGTATTAGAAATTGTAGCTTTGGAATCAAAACGATTTGGTAGTATTTCAGAAAAAATTATTAGTAAAATTTTTAAACTTGAACCACGTACATCATCTCAAAATGATGGAATAAAAAATGGTAAAAAAATAGAAATAAAATGTGCTAGATATTGGAGTGGTAAAGATGAATGTAGATGGCAACATTTAGAATTAGAACATGATTATGATTATGTATTATTAGGATTATTAGACTTTGATGGAAGCTGGAAAATTTGGGGAATAAAAAAATCAACTTTGATAGGCGAATTGAGAGAGAAAAAGATATTAACATACCAAGGTAAACAAGGCTGGTGGTGTGAAAAAAGCAAAGTAATAGGATATTGTAAACAAATTAATAATATTGTAGAATTAGACCAGATTTTAGAAACTATATAATCTCTCTTCACATAATTTAACATACTCTTCATTTATTTCAAACCCAATAAAATTGACATCTAGTTTTTTTGCAGCAACACATTCGCTTCCTGAACCAGCAAAGGGAACTACTAATAATGTATCTGCACTATTTTTTGATGCTTTAATTAGTTTTTCACATAATTCTAATGGCTTTTGTGTCGGATGATTTACACGCTCTTTTTTACCAGCCCCACCTGCAAGCGCAGAAATTTTAATAACATCTCTTGGTAAGGCGCCATTTTCATGAGCATTATATGTAGTTTCTGTTTCTCCATTACTAAATCTACCTTTAGTTGCTTTTCTCACTTTTCCTGCTGCATTTTTTAAAAATCCATCTGTATAGGGTTCTCTAACATCGTCTCTATTAAATATAGGTTTTTGTTTATAACAACATAAAATACTTTCATGTGTTCTTTGCCAAAAATTTAATGATGGTGTAACTTTATTAGTATAGTGCCATATTATCCATCTAACATTTATATTAATTCTAACTCTAATAAATGCTAATATTTCACTAAATCCATAAATATATAGTGTACCATTTGGTTTTAGTATACGTATTGATTCTTTAATCCATTCATCGCACCAATCTAAATACTTATCCATATCTTGTTTATCACTATCATTTCCAAAATTTTTACCTATATTATATGGAGGGTCACAAATAATAATATCTACACTATTATCTTGTAATTTTTTCATACCTGCAATACAATCTTCATTATATACTTTATTTTTTTCAAAATTTAATGATATTTTTATATCATTAATTTTATCTTCTAATTTATCTACCTCCTTTTTTAATTTAATTTTATTAACCATTTGTTTCTTTAATAAATATTAAATTTATTATTAAATCAATTTTTATATTTAAATATTAGTGTAAAAATAAAAAATAAGAATGGTGTTTATTATTATGATCGTAATTTATCAATTACATCTCTTTATATTTTAATACCTGCGATTTTTGCAGAGAGAAGTATTAAAATAATAATGATTATTCAAACAGGGGTTTCGGTATTACACTGGAATAATTATAATAATAAAATATATCACAATTTAGATAATATTTTATCAAGTTATGTATTCATTTATCATCTTATTTTTCCAAATAAAGAATTATATTATAAAAATCTATCTCTATTTTTTGCACTATTATCTTTAATTACATTTTACTATCGGAAAGGATATCGGGAGTTAGCATTGAAACAATATAAAAAAATATATATAATACCGCATTCACTATTTAGGTTTTTTAGTTTTTGGTTTGTTATGTCTGTATATCAAAAAGATTTCAGTATCTTATTTTCTTTAATTTATTGGTTAAACATATATGTGTTATCATAATAAATAATTGGAATATAAAATTGAACTAGATTATATTTTAATAATTTAATAATACTATTCGTGAATGGTACCATCATATTATAGTATTGATTATCAAGATAGTATTCACATACCTGCAAAAAACGAAGAGCATAAAAAAGAAGCCTTCAAAATTATCAAAAACCAACATAGTAATTTTATGAAAAAATGGCTTAAAGAAGACGATGATATGCTACTTGAAAAATTAGAAGGTGAAGATAAAATTAATTATAATGAACTAGAAAATGAGCTTGGCAGGTCTACTGGTGCTATTAGGTCTAGGTGTAAAAAATTAATTTATGAAAACTTTGAAGAAGAAAGTTGGGAACAATTGATTGATATAGCAAATATAGAAAAATCTAACTGGGCGGGATATCTTACATCACTAAAAGTAAAAGCGGATTTAAAAGAAACAATGCCTAAAAAAGAAAAACCAAAAACTAATATAGAAAGAATTATAGAATTGGAAAAAGAAGTTAAAGAATTAAAAAATTTAATTTCAAGTATTATGAATAATAATAGTTAAAATTTATTTAATTAAGATAATATTATAATATTCCTTGATATGCTTTGAAGCATAACAATTATTAGCATAATGGGGGGTTTAAGGGGTCTCCCCTTAAATGGTAGGTATAAATTTCCAATTTAATTCTTGGCATATTTTTTTCCAAATTTCATCTTGTTCTATTCTTTTCTCTCTATCCTTCAACATAGGAAAGTATGGAAGAAACTCTCGCTGATTTAAAAGTTCACATAATTTATAAATAGTATAATAATAATTTAAAAAATTAACACGGTCTTCCGGACAATATTTAGCATAAGGAGCTTGAATATCAATAAATAAGTTACATAAGGTTTCTTCTAATTCTGGACTCATAATAGGTGGTTTAACACCTAATTTATCTTTTATAAAAGGGATATGCTCATAATATTTATTATATTTAAGTTTCTTAAGAACTTCTTTAGTTCTTTTATTAGACATAGTAGTAATATCAAGTCTCTCTTTTTTGATTTGTTGACGTATATTTTCAATAATTTCATCAGGAATAAGAGTCGTTTCTTTAGCTTGAAATTGTGCAAGAATCTCTCTAAAATGATTTATACGCTTATAAGCATAAAAACATACTTCTTTAGGAGGTTCTTTATAAGTAGGCTTGTCATTTTCAATTAAGAATTTAACATGGCGACTACAATTATTGCATACAAGAATACCTTCATGGTCAATTGGAATTAACTCACCACTATTACAAAATCTACAAATATCGGTTTCTTGAATAAAATTATTGATATCAAGGTGAAAAGGGTCAATATTTCTAAAATAATTTTGAATATTAGTATTAATTTTAGTGGTATTATTACTACTACTATCAGATATATTAAAAAATTTGTCTAAAATACGAGTATTAGAGTCACCAAAAGAAATATTTTTTTTATCTTCAAAGTAACTAAAGATATAATTAGAATTATTTAAAAAATAACTTTTTTTACGAATTTTATACTCTTTAATTTGAGAGTCAATATCTTTAATTCTATCTTTTATTTCTAATTTTTCATCAAAGGTAGTTTTATTAGAATTATATTTTTCAAGCTTCTCTTTTCTCTCTTTATAAAGTTCAGGGATAATAGAATTTTCAATATTATTGAATTCATTTAAGAATTCTTCATGCTTATGGTCAAGAGATTCTATAGATTTATCAGGAGCAACTCTTTTAATATTTTTAGGCTTAAAATTAGGCATATAAATTATATTTATTTTTTTATTTAATTAATTATTACAATAATTATTATATTTAGGATTAAATATGATAAAATTTATACAAAATTTTCTAATAAATAGTAATGAACATAGAATTAAATATTCCAGAAAAAATAACTATTGATAAGTCAACTTTACAAAAAATGTATTTTATTCATAATGCTTTAGAAAATGGATGGAGTGTTAAAAAGAGAGAAGAAAAGTATATATTTAATAAAAAACATGAAAATAAGAGAGAGGTTTATCTAGATAGTTATCTAGAAGACTTTCTAAAAAGTAGTATAAATATTAATGAAAATTTTATAAAAAATAATTAAAAATAATAAATTAAAATTTATTATTTTTTTTTCTTTAGCAATATTATAAATATGGGAGGAGGCTTAATGCAACTCGTCGCCTACGGCGCTCAAGACGTCTATCTTACCGGTAACCCCCAGATCACCTTCTGGAAAGTTACCTACCGCCGCTACACTAACTTCGCTATGGAGTCTATTGAACAGACTTTCAACGGCCAAGCCGATTTCGGTCGCCGTGTCACTTGCACCATTAGCCGCAATGGTGACCTCGCTTACCGCACATACCTTCAGGTAACACTTCCTGAAATTAACCAACAGATGCTCCCCTCAGGTGTTGGCCGTGGTGATTACTCTAACACCGCTGGTTCCACCAACAAAGGTGCTGAGTACGGTGTTTTCGCTCGCTGGCTCGACTTCCCTGGCGAGCAGATGGTCTCTATGGTTGAGGTAGAGATTGGTGGCCAGCGCATCGACCGTCAATACGGTGACTGGATGCACATCTGGAATCAGCTTACCCTCACTGCTGAGCAGCAGCGTGGCTACTACAAAATGGTTGGTAACACCACCCAGCTTACCTTCATCACCGACCCCTCATTCGCTGCTGTTGATGGTCCCTGCGCCACAACTGCACCCACTCAGGTCTGCGCTCCTCGCAACGCCCTCCCTGAGACCACCCTCTACGTTCCCTTCCAGTTCTGGTACTGCCGCAACCCTGGTCTTGCCCTTCCTTTAATTGCACTCCAATACCACGAAATCAAGATTAACCTTGACCTTCGCCCTATTGACGAGTGCCTCTGGGCTGTATCATCATTATCTGCCAACTGCTCTGGTGCTTCAACACCCACCAAAGTTGCCACCGCTTACCAGCAATCACTTGTCGCTGCTTCACTCTACGTTGACTACGTCTTCCTTGACACCGACGAGCGCCGCCGCATGGCCCAGAACCCCCACGAGTACCTTATTGAGCAGCTCCAGTTCACCGGTGATGAGTCAGTTGGTTCATCATCCAACAAAATTAAACTCAACTTCAATCACCCTTGCAAGGAGCTCATCTGGGTTGTCCAGCCTGATGCTAACGTTGACTACTGCGCTTCACTCATTTGCGGCACCACACTTTTCTCAGTCCTTGGTGCCCAGCCATTCAATTACTCCGATGCTATTGATGTCCTTCCCAATGGTGTCCACGCCTTCGCTGGTCCTGGCTCAGTTGAGGGTGCCAACGCTTTCATCACATCAGCTGGCCTCTTTGAGCAAGCTGGTGCCACCGATGCAGTCACCTTCCCCGGCTGGGAATACTCTGCTCCCAACTTTGACCACACAGCTATGGGCAACGCTTCATCAAGTGCTTCAGCTCCTCCTGGTGGTGCTGCTGACTTCCAGTCATCAGTCTCTGATGCTGGCACATTCGTTCTCACAGAGACATCCCTTGACATGCACTGCTGGGGTGAGAATCCAGTCGTTACAGCCAAACTTCAGCTTAACGGACAGGACCGCTTCTCTGAACGCGAGGGCACCTACTTTGACCTCGTCCAGCCCTACCAGCACCACACACGCTCACCAGACACCGGTATCAACGTCTACTCATTCGCTCTCCGCCCTGAAGAGCACCAGCCATCCGGCACATGCAATTTCTCAAGAATTGACAACGCCACACTCCAGCTTGTACTTTCCAACGCTACCGTTGGCGGTACCAACACTGCCAAAGTACGCGTATACGCCACCAACTACAACGTCCTCCGTATCATGTCCGGCATGGGTGGTTTAGCGTATAGTAATTAGAACTAATCGTTCTTTTCATTTAAACTTTTTAAATATAAAGAACTTAAAGAAATATTATTAATAATATAAAAATGGAAATTTGTTATATTAAGCCTAAATATGATATTAATATACAAGAAAAATTTGCAAAAATTATTTATGACAATAAAGAATATATTTTTGACATAAATGATTTTTTGCGAATTTTAAATTATGATAAAAATTTTAATTTTTATAACACAAATGATATATATCCTTCATATAAACGACACAATAATAACATAACTTTTTTAGAATTTTTGTATATTTTTTCTGAAAATAATGTATATTTTATATTTAAAAATAATAATAAATATGATTTAAGACGTAATAATGTAGAATTTTTTCATAACTATAATAAAATTATAATTGAAAAATATCCATATGCAATTTATAACGAGGGACATTATAGTAATTTAGGTAAAGATGCATATACAATGAAAAATCCTTATTGGGAAATTGAAAATAAAGATTCAAATAAAATATATTTAATGTATTGCGAAACAGAAACTTTAATTAAACTTGACAATATATCATTAAAAAAAATTTTAGAATTTGAAAAAAAAAATAATTGTAAAAAATTAACTTTTTACAAACACATTAATGGTTATATTTTATCCAGTAATAATAATTTATATATACATCAAATTATTACTGGGTGTTATGGAAATGGTAAAGGAACATCAAATATTAGTATAGACCATATTGATCAAGATCCATTAAATAATTGTTTTGATAATTTAAGAATTACTGATAGAAAAACGCAAGAACAAAATAGCAAAGGTATTAAAGATAATACAAAGAGAGAAAGAAAATATAATGCGAAACCTTTACCTGATGGGTTAAGCCAAGAAATGATGAAAAAATATGTTGTTTATTATAGTGAATGTTATAATAAAGAAAAAAATCTATATAGAGAATTTTTCAAAATTGAAAAACATCCAAAATTAGATAAACCTTATATTGGTTCAAAAAGTAATGCTATTTGTTTAAAAGATAAATTAGATATTGTAAATAAAATAGTAGATGATTTAGATAACAATAATATTAATAGCGAAAAAATAGATGCATCAAAAAAACGTAATTTACCTCAATATATAACTATTCAAAAAACTAGAAATAAATCACATTTAGTATTTGATAGAAGAAATGAAAACAAAGAGAGACAAACTATGCGTTCTATTTTACCAGATGTTTATGATGATATTTTAGAAGAAAAATTAAAAATATTTGCACAACAAATAGAAAATAAATATAATTATAATATTTATTTATGATATAAATAAATTTATTTAATTAAAAAAATGATTTATTTAGGAAAAAATTTTCCAATAAATAATAAATATTGATATTAATATTATATTACAAATAAAATATTAATAATATAGATGAACTTTTAAATATATTTAAAATAA